TGGAGCTGCTCCTCCACCCGCTCTCTGCCATTGATAGAAGTGAGGGTTATGAACAACGCCATTGACTCTCAATCCAGATTTCCAACTGAAAGCAATGTGGCATTGGGTACACCACATTTGATCACAGCCTTCTATTTTAAAGATTGGAATAGCACAGGAAGGACAATTGCGTGTTTCCTTTTTGATCAGTTTAGCACTTTCCACATTATTTGGGTCACATTCATGACCACACTCTTTCTCTTTGCCCAAGACATCGAAACATTTTGGACAAGTCCAAGTCGCACAAAGACCACATTTCCACGCAGAAGAGAGGAACCCACGACAATCTTCTACGCCACATTTTTGCTTAAATACGCGTTTTTCTTCCTTTTTTCCACTTTCTCCTCGCTGAAATCGTTTAATATTTTGTTTATCCGTGGCTATTTTTGTTTTTATCTTGTGATATTCTGCTAGTATATTTTGCATTTTTGCATTGTCAACGACGATAGTTTTCTTCATACTGTCAATCTTCAAATAATTTTCTACCGCAGGCATTGTTTCAGGCAATCGTGCTTTCTCTTGCTCTAAAAGCAACTTCGCCCGATGTGTTTTATAATCACCATTTACGAATGACCGTAAGGTATTTGTAATAAGGAATTCTCTGTCCCAGGTGCATTTGCAATTGGGACCCATACAATGTGCTTGTTGTGTAGTATTTAGTAAATACCGTCGAACACAAGTCCGACAAACATCTAAATTACACTGCGGACAAGATACGCGCGCTCTAACAGAAGATGTAAAATCTTCCATGCATACGTCGCAATTGGAGGATTGTTTGGTTTCAGAACTCATTATGTTTATGTTATATATTAATTATTATTAAATCTTTTTTCTGTTCAATTTTTTTTTTTAACTCGTTTATATATATGGCAAGTCTAGCACAACAATCAACTAATCCAATTGCAACAGGTACACCAGGATTGTATTTTTATGTAAATACAATGACCACCCCAACTGATCAAAATTTACAAAGATTGCTAACTACGGTTAATAATACTGGTGCATTTACCAATATTAGTACCGACCAATCTGAATATCGTTGGGCTTGCAAACAAGTAAGAAAAGCTGGGGGAAATACCGGATACGCATGTGGTGGCGTAATAGGACCGAATTTCTTTGATGAAGATAAGATGTTATATACAATTAATTATGTAATATTACTCATAACACAACGCGATGAAAGCTCTATGGGAACATCATCGGCTATAAAAGCAAGAAGTGGTGTAACTCCTGTAGCTACTCATGGTTTTGTAGTTTTAAGAGATTTGACAAGAGTTACCAACGGGATTTTTCAAGCGATTGCTAGAAAAAAACAACAGAAGGGATATCCTGGGTCTGAATATTTTGAACAATTAATAACTCATTTAACTGATGAACCAATGTTATATATTGAGGGACTCTGTGCAAACAAGGCAGCAGGTAGAGGAGCAGGAATGAATATGATGGATCTAGTACATAAGATTGCATTAGACGCGGGGCCTGATATATATCAAGGATGTAAATTATCAGCCTTAGTATATGTCATTCAATTCTATTTTAGAAAGTTTTCATACAGATTTCGCAAAGGGTGTTATGGTGATGGTGCTACAAAAAATCTTACAGCAGAACAACTTAGAGCCTTAAATAATATGGTACCAAGACTCCCACGTTTGCCGGAAGATGATGCTGCATATGGACATACTCCCTGGCTAGAATTTCTAAAACTTCTTTCAGTTTCTGGATTTAATGCCCAAACAACACAAGAGCAAGCTGCAAGAGTATTAACATTACGCGATAGCTCCATAGAGATATTTGATGGAGATGGAGAAATGTATGAAGTGTCAAGAATAATCGAAGCTCTAAAAAAATTGGGTTGGGAAGATCAAGGTTATAAAATGTATTTTTGTTTTTATAATAATCCCCTTTTCGGTGTTAATACTTTTGCATACTCAACTCCTTTTACTCAACAAATCATTCAAGCAGCCCGTCGCACTGCAGGCTTAAATCCTGCACGCAAATCTGCAACAGGTGTGGCTAAAGTGACCCAGCAAGTGCAAGGTCCAACAACAACACAACAGGTACAAGGTATGCTGAAACAATCTATGGGTGGTAGAAAACGTCGTAGAAAACGAACCAAAAAAAAAGCACTAAAAAAAAAGCACCGGCGCACTAAACGAAGAAGAAAACGCAAAACTCGTCGTAAAAGAGGAGGAAAGCAGAAACTATCTAATAAAAAGTGCAAGATATTGAGACATCAACATTCGAAATTAACACATCATGTCAATATGGTAGGAAAAGCATTACAAGTTCAATGTAAAAAAAGATTATAGGATATTAAATATTAAATTAAAAACTTATTATTTAATATATGTCTGATTCGCCCGATTTTAACATTGAAAATTATTCATTGGAAGATTTAATAGAATTAATAGGGGCGCCCTCATCACAAACTAAAGAAAGTATTAGAGGTGCGGTGAATAATGCTGTTCGACAATTTGAAGCCTTGCAAAATTCACCAGCTGCAGCTTTTTTTAAAGAAGTTGGTGAAAAATTATTAGATAATTTTGAAAAATTACAAACTTTGATAGATACATTAGATCAAAGGGAAGTTACCGATCCTGGTGAGAATCTATTTGAAAATGAATATTATGATAGCGGAGATGTATCAACTACATTGGCAGATGTGCTACCCAATAGAAAAGAGAATATATCTGTTTTAGAACCAACAAATCATATGACTCAAGGACAAAGAAAGTTACTAATTCCCAACACACACAATGTTAATACAGTCCAAGGAAACATGAATCCTACTATGAGAAATACATATTTAAATATTATCAATGTGGATAGCCAATATCGCGAAATAAAAAATGGAAATGTAAAATGTGATGGTATTACAGCAGATACTTCAAATAATTATTTAGGGACAAGCACAGATTTTACATTTGATTTAAGTGAACCCTTGAACAATGTTATATCTATAACTGTAGGCAGCATAGAAGTTCCTAGAACGTGGTATCCTTTCAATGAACAATTTGGCACTAATAGTTTTGAAATGAGTGGCAATCTAATTACTATCCCAGAAGGATTCTATGATACAACAGCTACATTACAAGCAGCTATTAAATCAGCTTTTTTGGATGCATCTTGTAATATAGATATTTGTTCTAATACATTAAAAACAACTATAGACTGTAGTGGGGCTTTTAAGTTAAATTTTGTGCCGGATATATCAGGTTGCAATATTAATAACTCTGGTGCGAAGATTGACTATAATTTAGGTTGGCTTCTGGGATTTCGGCAACCACGATATCCTATGTTTGGGAGTAATAAAAGCAATTATACAAGCGAAGGTTGTGTTGATATATTTGGAACACGATATCTATTATTAAAAGTAAATGATTTCCAATCAAACAGGGTCACGGGTGGAATGATATCATTAACAGATAATCAAGATAAATTCAAACTACCAAGTTATTACAGAAAAGTGCAAGTTTCGATGCCATTTTGCTCGACTGATATCAACGGCAATTTAAATTCTGACCCCTCAGGTGCGGTAGTGCAACGCGCCAATTCACGCGGAGTTGAAACATTTAAAAGGGCGTGTAGAAAAGGAACGCAAAACCCATTTTCGATTATAGATGGCAGCAATAATTTAACCAATGCGCAAAAATATACTGCGCAGCAAATCGTAATAGCACAAAAAAATATATCTCAAAATAGGTATTTCGCACCAACGGATACTGATATTCTATTAAGGTTTCCCGTAGATCCAGCTTCTTCTGATCGAACAGTGCCTATGGTATATGAAAACGATGGTACACAAAAACGCACATATTTTGGACCTACAACATTGAAGCGATTGCGAGTTCAATTATTGGATGACAAAGGTTATCCCGTGAACCTCTGCAATAATTTTTCATTTTCTTTGATTGTGGAACAATTATATCAATATTAATGAGTAGTACAGCAGTCAAAACAACACCTTTCGTCTTTTATTTGTACTTTAGAATGACAAACAACACCTTTTCTTATCCCGTGTTTTTCATCATCCAGATCGGCAGAATTATAGATTTTTTCGATTAATCCCTTATAAAATTTCATTACATCAATGTTTTTTCTAGCACTAGTTTCGTAATAATTCATGTTATTTTTTTCAGCAAAATTAACAGCTTCGTCGTATGTCACATCCCTGGTAGCTCTATCTATTTTATTACCTACGAGCGCGATTACCGGCAAGTGTCCAATTGTCCCGTTTTGTTTTACTTGATTAAGCCAAAAAGAGCATTTGCGAAATGAATTGCGACTAGAAACATCAAATACTATTACCGCACCAGCAATGCCGCGATAATATGTTGATATAATCGATGCAAAACACTCTTGTCCGGCAGTATCCCATATGTGAGTTTTAATAGTTTGGTCGTCAATATCCAAAGAAACAGTAGAAAAATCGACCCCAATGGTTGCATTATAACTTTCATGAAATTCATTTTTAGTGATGCGCTCTGCCAACGCAGTCTTACCAACGCAAGAATCACCAACAAATATTATTTTAAATAAATAATCATATGACATCTTATATTATAACAATAAAATATATCAATAATATAAGATGTCAAAAATAATCGATGACTTTGGTTATAGAATAAAAATTCCGAAGGAGGAATTATTGGCAATAACACTATTAGATAATGGAGTAGACCCATATAAGCAAATGAAAAAAACTACCCTCCAACATAAAGTGGTTAATGAATATAAAAGGCGTTTAATAGTAAATATATCTTCTTTTATGCGAAAATCGTCAAAAAATGCTCGATATGTATCTAAAAAATTAAAACTTCGTAAAAAAACCAGCACGCATAAAAACAAAAAACAGGTGATTAAAGAACAATTGCACAAAATTAATTGGAAAAAGTTAGATAATATATATAAACAAATCCTACAGGTTGGAAGAACGAAAAAAATAAGTTTTCCTAAATCTAAGAAAACAAAGCGGAGAAAATCACGAAAATAAAAATTTATCTACTGTAGTTTTTACACAGAATATTCTGTGTAAAACAATGCCTGCTATAAAACAGCAAAACAATATTATCCAATAATTATATTTTTCAAGAAGAACCCATAACACATAAGCCAATGCAAAAGTTAATAATACATCGACGACAGCAATATTTGCTATTCTAAAGCTATGAATCCCTTTTCCTGGTCTACCTAGCGCATTTTTATACTTACATAAACCAAACATATATATTATGCACAGTTAATATATTAATGAAATTTGCTTGAAGATAATCCTATTTTAATTACTAATCATGATTGAAAATTGCGATACTATGTGGGCGATTGTAAAAGATAGCCAAACAATTACGATGAAAATGTGCATTGCAACACAATATACAACTATGATTGAAACGAATTATGTAAATTTAACCATGCCTTCTCTCCAAAACAACACAAATCTAACCAATATTACTCAAACTGTTTTAAATTCTACAGCCAAATTCCATAGAAGCACGCCGTCCCCATCTATGCATTTTATTCCAACACCGTCCCCATCTATGCATTTTATTCCAACACCGTCCCCATCTATGCATTCTATTCTAACACCGTCCCCATCTATGCATTCTATTCTAACACCGTCCCCCAAAAACGAATTGACGTCCTATATTAGAGGAGGCAAACACATATCGCCATCGCCTTCACTTAATTTTAACAGCTCTCAAATTAATATGACCTTGAATAATACTTCTCCAACGCCAAACAAAGATGATATATCTGCTATTTTCGTTATATTATTTGGGATACTATTTACCTTTGCATTATTAATAACATTGTTTAAACGCCGAACAAGAACCAGCAAAATCCATTCTTGTACACCATTAACTAGTAATTATAAATATAACAAGCCCAAAAAAATAGACACAGGTAAACCTACTATAAATAGAGCCAGAACCGGGCGACCTAGAGATTATATCGTAGAGCAATTAAAACCGTTGAAAAAATCCACACCAACAACCCAAAGAAAAATTCCAAGGGCACCTTCCAAGGAAGTTTCCGATGAGAATGTGTCATAAATTATTTGTTTTCCTCCACTGCCATAAAATGTTTCTTTTAAAAGTGCCATCATCTTTTAATTCCTCATGGAAAAACTGTTTTTTCGGTGTATATAGCGTATCATTTGTTAAATTTGGTATATAAGCTTCCTCTCTATACCATCGATATTGAGCGGGTAATCCAGGATAACTATTCGAACCTTCTTCGTTTATATCGACTTTATCGATGTCTGTCCCCGGAGGTCCTTTGAAAAACCGTATATTTCTTGAATAATTTTCACCCAGTTCTTCTGCAATTCCTCTTTTTACAGCATGTCTGGGATTTTCCCCTTCATTCATTAATTTAGAATTTATATTACGCTGTACTAATTTTGAGTGTTGTTCGAATGCGGTCATCCAAGGAGGATTTTTTTTTCTTTGCCTGGTTTGTGCGGAATCTTGTAGAGCGTCGGGTGTTGTATCTGATGCCGTGAATAGTGATGCCATGATATATATATATATATATATACATCATAAATTAAAAATAATGTAATTTCAAATTTTAATAATTGAAGCCCAATAGTTTAAATATATCTCGAACCATCGTTTCCTGTTCTAAAAGACATTCTGTCATGTCTTTCTCGAATTTCTGTATTTTAGATCTCATTTTATTCCAATATCGCTTGACTATTGGAATAGTATTTTTGATTTTCTCATAAACTTCTTTATTGCTTAGATCAATTGAATCTGTATTTAGGATTAATTTAAAAATCCTAACGGCAAAATCTATATTTTCCATATTTTTAAGACAGTTATGTACAAAAATCACGGGTTTTCCGTTAATGACCTCGAGGTGGAGGTCTTCTCTATTGCATATCCCAGACTTAAGACTGAGAAAAAGACCACATTGAATGTCATTATTATTCTCCATATCACGATAAAATTTCTCAATCTCGGGTTTAGTAACATTGTTCTTATAATTTTTCGTTTCAATGAGCATCGTAAAGCCTTTGTCTTTCATAATAAAGTCTCCGCGCCCGGTAATTTTATGTGTATCTTCAATTTCCGCGGTTGGGAAACGCCGGTTTAACTCATGATGAGTAAATTCTTCTCCAGCCTGTCCTTTCATTGTTGAATGTTTGGTTGTCAGAATACATGCGGCGGTTCTCTCTCGCTCAGATTCGAGTTTGGTTTCGTAATAGTTTCGAAGTTTCTCTATTTTTCCCTCACAATGTTGTTCTTTGGAGAGAAGCTTAATATAAAATTCTTCATTTATAGATTTATACAACTCGTCTTTGTGCTTTTCTTGGGATTGAATTCTTTTCTGCATTCTCTCCACATTATCATTTAAACTAGATATTTCTCCTAAGAATTTACTCTCAGTTCTGTTACGAACACCTTCTATAATGACATTTAATTCTTCTTGTTGTCTTTGAATAAGTTTTTGAGTTTTGAGTTGTTCGAGTTGAAGTTTTTCGTGTGATTCATCGATTTTAGTTTGGTTTTGTGTTTTTAATTGTTCTATGCGTGTTTCCCATTGAGAATTATCCCACATTTGCAGTTGTTGAGTTCCGGTTGATAAGAAACGCATGCCCAATACTACGGCTTTCAGCTTATCTACTTGGTTAAGTTTTATAAATTTTAAGGTATCTGGGTTGTTTGGGAGTGAAAAATCAATCATTGATATTTCTTTGTTCATATATGTATAATTACAGAAAAACTTTTTATATGGGTTGTGTAATAAGGATAAATGAATTATTTTTTTGCTGGAAAGAATATAATGGAAATATTAAGAGCGAAGGAGAAAGAAAGGGCAGATTTAATACTAGAACCAATGCAGGTAATGATCCAATTGGCATTATTAGCGCACAGTCCCATAGGTACTAAAATTAGTGTTAGTAATAATATATTATCTATACAACCCCCTTCTATGACGCAAGGTGTTTATAGATGGTGGAATAATGATAATAAAGATGATTTATACTATTTATTTCACGCAATCAGAAGATATTACAAATGGTATAAAAGTCAAAAAGATGCAGTTTATCAATATATATTGGCTTGGGCAGTAAAAGGATTGGATAAATTATCTGAGACCTACAATAAGGCGGACAAAAATAATATACGGCATACTTTAGCACTTTACAGGAATGTATTAGATTTAAAAACAGACGAAATTTTTAAAGATAATGAAGAGGATACTGTTACAATAGACCAAGTATTCAAAGAAATTATTAGTATATATGATGCCAGACTGCTTTGTGTTACCCATAACACCTTACTGATGATGGAAGAAGAAACCAACACTGAATTTAAACAAAAATTATTAGACGGGCTGACATTAATGTTATATCCAATGAATATTAAAATCCGTAAATGGATTATGGAGAAGATGGCCTGTTAATTCCGATGAATGAGGTTCTAAATTTTTAGTTTGTTTTAATGTACATTACTGTGCCGGAGCAATCGCAACACGCTTGTCCGGCGGGAGGATTCAGGCAATTCTGGCCCAAACTGTTTTGACCATTAACACAATAACAACAATTTTTGCCTGGTTTGCAACATTTAAACCCTGATATTTTATTTAAATAATCTTGGTAGGTTCTTTTTCTACAGTTATTTTTACTTAACCTGTCTTGACTCTGTTGGTATTTAATCTTTTTAATCCGTTGGTAGCTCTCAAAATTCGAATATTTATGAATATTTTTGAAGGATATCATCTTATATAGGTCTTATATTATAATTTATATATTCTAAATAATATATAAATGAAATCAGAAACATTGATAGCATTGGGTATCTTATTATTTGTGGTTTGTGGTTGCTTGTCTCATACATTATTAGAGAGTTTCCGTGGAAGAGGAGGTCGCCGAGGCGGAGGCCGAGGTGGAGGATATTTGCATAGATTTAGGAGGCGTAATCACGGAGGCTGGTATAGACGACCTTTATTGTGGGGTAACTGGAATGCTTGGCCTAGCTTTTCTTCTTATTGGCCTTTACCATGTAATTGCAAACGAGGTTGTACAGCGGATGGATGTGCTTTTCCCGGAACAGGACTGAATGATTGCGTTTGGGCTTCTGATTGTAACTGTTGTGGAAATGTCTATTGAACTGAAAAAAAGGCACTAAAATTATAACGAGCTGAAAAAAAGGAACTCATGTTTTTGGAGTTAAAAGTCGGTAGACATTTTGGGTTTTGGACATTTATAAAATGTCCAAAATGGGAATCTGAGTATTTTTTTGTGTTCGTTTTTTTGCACAAATCTGTATTGTTTAGAAGATGTAGGAAAATAAATGGATGTTTCTGTTTTTTCTTCTCTTGAAGAGGTTTTTTAAGATGTTTTTGCGAAAGGATTTAGGCATATTTTTTGTTTCCATATATATATGCAAAAAATATGCACGAAATTTCACTGTAAAAAATGTGACTATACATGCTCACGAAATTTTTTATGGAATCAACATATTAAGACCATAAAACATAATGGAAACATTTGGAAACATTTGGAAACGAAAAATATGCACATTTGTGCTTGTGGGAAGCCCTACAAGACTCGCGGCGGACTTTTCAAGCATATAAAAAAGTGTGCCTACACTGTAGAGAAACCCGAAAGTTCGACAGAATCTTTATCCGCCGATACAAATTTAATATTGAAGGCAATTTTGGAAGAGAATAGAGAATTAAGAAAAGAAATGAAAAAGATAAAGATAAATCAGACAATTAATAACAACAATCAGAAATATAATATTAACGTATTTCTGAATGAATATTGTAAAGACGCGATGTGTTTGGAGGATTTCATGAACAAGCTACAATTGACATTGCAGGATGTAGCAAAAACAACGCAGTTGGGATTTGCTGGGGGTGTCTCTAATATACTAATCAAAAATTTAAATGATTTACCGACATTGGACCGTCCTATCCACTGTTCGGATGTTAAAAGACAAAAATTTTATGTGAAGGATAAAGAAGGATGGAATATTGACGCGAGTAATCAGAAGGTAGATAAAGTAATCGAGTTTGTCATGATAAAACAGATTAAAAAGATTAAGGATTGGGAGAAGGCAAATCCAGATTATTTAACAAATGATGCAACATTGAAGGAATGGCAATTATTGATACATAATTTAACTGGACCGTCTGATGATAATGACAGAGCAAAAGATACGAAGACGATTAAGAAGAATATAGGAGAAAATACAGGTATAAAAGATGCAATGCTAACTGTAGAGTAATAAAGTAAAAATATTTTCAATTTTTAATCAGTTGCTAGTAGTAATTAGGGTACGAAGTCGGTCCATAAAACATATTACGCCCTATCTCGACATCGCACGGCTATTTATCGCTGCTATCCTATAAACCGTTATTAAAAATTGAAATAAATATTGTCCTTATACAATATCATAAACAATGTTCACACATTTCACGAAAAATATCTTTACTAAAAAAATCCGTAATATCGCAAAACCGGAGGGTTACGACAAGGGCGCCTTGTTGCATTCCTTCTTCTTCGGGGTGTTGGGTGGATATACAAGCTCCTACTTGATTTATAAATTTTTGGAACGCGATAGAGTTACTTGGAAAGTTGCAGCGCTAAAGAAAAACGATGACGATCCATCATGGTATATGGACGGTGGGGTAGAGGACCAACGCACTGGTGATGGATATAAATAGCCACAATGGCAACTGTAGAGTAATAATATTATGATATTATATATGCGTGACTGGAAGATAGTACTGGTAATTCTGCTAATATCAATAATAGTGGAATGTCTTTTCAAGAGAGACATAGAACCATTGCAGAATGCAAAAGGTGAACTATATTTGTTACTAGAAGCTCCGGGTTTTGATGTTCAAGAGCTAAATATGTCAAAAAAGATAATGGACCCCTTGATTGCGCAAGCAAAATTTGATAAGGTGATTGTTGCGGCGAACTCAGCAAAATACAAAGATCCTGTAGCTGACGGGCACATAATGACTGAACAATGGGACAATCAATTGGTAAAGAATTTGGGATTACCGGTAGAAAAATGGGTTTTTGTTTGTTGTAGTTCGGCGGTAACCCCTGCATCAACGTTAATAAATAATTTAATAAGCAAATTTCCTGATATTAAGGGATTTTTAATCGACTCAGAAGATGATGCCAGCTCCATAGCTGAATTTGTGGGAATTTTTAAAAGTAAAGGCTCTGCATATAAATATAGTATTGTAGGTGGATTAAGGAATACAATTCCTCCAGTATCACAATATGGCATTACATTTGATAAATTTTTTAGCGAGGTATATACAGAAGGTACAAACGAACTCGACCGCATATTTTACAAAGGGGTTAATAAAAAAGTGGGTGGCGCAACGTGTGTATCTATGGAAAAAACAGCAATCGATGCATTTTGGACTGGCGTAAAAAGTAAATTGGGGACAAATGATTTTATTGTACCTACTGTGTGTGGGTCTGGTGATTGTCAGGAATTATTATACGGAAATGATTGTTTTGATGAAAGATTATCCAATAAAAATATTGATAGTTTATTGAATGGAAATTCTAGTGGTATAAAGAATTTTGCAATATGGTATGGCGCAAATCAGCAATTTTCTTGTGAGCCTGCTCGTACGTGTTTAAAATTAGGTTCTACTACTTGTGCAAAAAATAAAAACTGTACTTGGAGTCAATATAAGAATAATCCCGATACAGATACTGTGGGAGTATGTTCTTCATTGCCTGGTAATTGGGGTTGTGCGACTACATGGTAGTTAATAAATTATTTAGTAAAAAAAAAATTATCTTTCTAGATTAATGGGTGGCATGATATCAATTGTATTGTCATATATAATGTGGAAGGAGAATGATACAATTAGGGAAGTAAGACGTTTCAAAAAGAAGAGAGATGATTGGGTAGAATCCCATAAGATGTTAAATGAGTTGGAGAAGATGGAACTAGAGGATAAAAAAATAATATGATATAAATATAAATTATATCATATGGGATCAGTAATGTCGAAATTTTGCGTGTGTATATTTTGTTGTTGTCCTAATAAAAATTGCCGTGAGCGCGAAAGACGCGAGGTAGAAATTATTTATAATCAAATTAGACAATTAGACGATTGTTTTGTAGCGGGTGAGTTTGTTTAGGAAAGTTAACATGAATTGGAGAGAATTTAATAAAGGGTTAATAAATTGCAAAATGCGGCATTATGCCTAAACAATATTTGACACCCGTAGGGATTCGGCGGAGCCGTGTCAAATATTCATTTCAATTTCTATATACAATGAGATAAAAATAAATAATAAATAATTCTCTTTAAGACTGGTTAGCGTCACAGGTTGGACTAAAAGTTTTTGTTGGCTTGGTTTCAACAGTTGATGACTGCTTAAATAGAAACTGGGCAGATAGTTCTGACTGCATAAATGGTGTCATTTTACAATTAACGGGCAAAAATGAAATACAATGAACCAGGAGACCATAACTGCAAAGTTTTGTGCGCATTCCTTACTGTTAATGCTCACAAAACAACAATTCAACAAACAAATAAAGTGTTGATTGTGTAAATGAACTGAAAAAAAAGCACTGATAACTGATAAAAAGCTCTCTGAACTGAAAAAAAAGCACTATTAA